ATATATTGGATACAGAGTATTGGAAGCGTAAAATGCCCACTAGAGCATACAGATTTAGATCATTTGATTGGGGTAGCGCAAAGCCTTTTTCAGTGGGATGGTATATAGTTTCAGATGGTTCCTGGGGACTCCCGCGTGGAGCTATTATTAAGTACCGTGAATGGTATGGCGCTAAGGCTGACAATGTAGGATTGAAAATGGCTGTCGAAGCTGTCGCTAAAGGCATTGTTATGCGTGAGAAAGGTGAAGTTATAAATGCTGGTGTAGCTGATCCAGCTCTCTTCATTAGAGACGGTGGGCCTAGTAAAGCTGAAACTATGTCTATGCATGGTTGCTCTTGGCGACGAGCAGACAATAAACGTAAAGCCGGAGCAGATAAGCTGAGAGAACTTCTTACTGGTCCAGAGATAGGTACAAGCAAAGAAGGTACTGTTCTTCACGGTGATCCAATGATTTATTTCCTTGATTGCTGTGAAGACACCATTCGAACAATACCTACAATGCAACATGATGAAGGCGATCCGGAAGATGTTGACACAGATGGTGAGGATCATGCTTATGATGAGACTAGATACGCTGCAATGAGCCGGCCTCGTGTTGTCTCAGCCCCCGCTATCCCCAATTACTGCTATCCACGTAGTATACAGGATTATACATTTGATGAACTGGTTGCAATGGCGCAGAAAAAATTAAAGCAGGATAATCTTGAGGAAAATTGATGGAAACTGTTAAGGAACAAAAAGCGAGAGCCGAAAAGGAAGGCAATCTGGTTGAATATTGGGCAGAAGAGATTAAAGATGCTCAGAAAAGGGAAAAGGATTATAGAAAAGGCGCACGTAGAACTGTGCAAATCTATGAAAGTGAACGAAATGAGCAGAATCCATATAATATACTCTTTTCAAACACTGTAACTCTCCAAGGCGCTCTCTATAACAGGCTCCCGAAACCGGTTGTATCTCGTCGATTTAAAGACAAAGATGTTCTTGGAAAAGTGGCTTCTGGAGTAATTCAACGCTATCTCGAATACTTCATGGATTCCAATGATCAAGCTGATGAGGATTTCGATGATCAAGTTTCGACTGTAATCGAGGAAGGTTTAACAGCTGGCAGAGGTATGCAGCGTCTAAAGTATGATGCTACAACTACTGGTGAAGGTGATGAAAAGAAAGTCACTGAAGAGCTTGTCAAAGTAGAGGAAGTTCCTTGGGACCGAATGTATTTTGGCTATTCTAAGCGATGGGCTAAGCTCCCTTGGTTGGCTTACGAACATTTCATGTCCTCTGAAGAATTGGAGAAGAATTTCCCTGATTTTGGTGATATAAAGAAGCTTTTGAATGTATGTGACCAAGATGAAGGTGGAATTGATGACGATGAAGAAGAACCACCTCCTGAAGATATGGAAGGTGCTTCTTTAGGTCAGGTATTTGAAATATGGGATAAGTCGGAAAGGGAAGTCATTTTTATCTCACTCGCCCACACTGACGCACCGCTGAAAACTGTTCCTGATCCTCTTCAGTTGAATGGCTTTTTTCCTTGCGTCAGGCCTCTCATGTTTGGTCAGAAGATTACTTCTATGCTACCTGTACCTTTGTATAAAAGATATGAATCTCAGGCAAAAGAGTTAAATGTAATCAGTGTCAGAATATCTCGTATCACCAAAGCTCTTAAAGTCCGTGGAGTCTACGATGGTTCTCTGGAAGATATTGCAAATGTATTCACTGCGGGAGATAATGAGTTCATCAAAGCTAACAACGTAGCAGCTCTCCAAGATGGGAAGACTCTGGAAAACTCTATCTGGATGATGCCTATTGAGAAACTGATCAATGTACTTCAGCAACTGTATGTCCAGCGTGAGCAACTGAAAGCCATAATCCACGAACTCTCTGGAATTGGTGACATCATGCGTGGCAGTTCTAAAGCATCTGAAACTCTTGGTGCTCAGACTCTAAAGTCAAAATGGACTGGACTGCGCTTGGATCGCGAACGCAAAAAAGTAAACGTATACCTTAGAGCTGAGCTTCGACTTGCTGCTGAGATAGGTTTCAAGCACTTATCCCAAGAAACGATGATGAAGATCACTAATATACAAATGCCAACCAGAGAGCATCAGGCCAAGCTTCGTCAACTCCAGCAGCAGATGCAACAGCAAGCTCAAATGACTGGTCAACCACCTAACCATAAAGAGATGCAAGAAATTCAAATGGGTCTCAAATCACCTGCTTGGGAAGATGTGATGGAACTCTGTAAGGACGACATCCTCCGCAACTATCGCATAGATATTGAAACTAACTCTACTGTCGATATGGACTCGGCCGAAGAAAAGAAGGAAATTGCTGAGTATATGAATGCAATGGCCCAGTTTATGAATGGAGCTATGCCAATGGTTCAGGAAGGTATCTTACCCTTCGGAGCTTTCAAATCCATACTTATGGCAGTTACTCGTAAATTCAAATTCGGTACTGAGGTCGAAGACGAAGTTGAGCAGATGAAGCCACCACCTCCTAAGAAGGAGGATGAAGGGGAGAAGAAGAAGCAGAGAGCTGAGGCTATGCAACTCCAATCTCAGGCTAAGATGCAACAGCAAACTGATAAATTGACCGAAGTCCAGAACGCAGCGAAGGCTAAAGAAATTCAGCAAGGTACAGCTATATCAGAAGCTGAGTTCAATGCTAAAATGCGTGATATACAGCGGAAAGAGAAAATCTCTGAGGCTACAGCCGAATCAAAACTTAAAGCTATTTGGGCTAAAGATGCCGTAGCCGCTGCAACCAAAACTTCAGGAGAAGATAATGCCTCTTCATGATTATGAATGTCCGATTTGTGGTAAGATGTCAGAGTTGTTTGTGCCTATAGCTGATCTAGACCTAGAGGTTCAATGCACTGTCTGTGAGTCTGTTCTAAAGCGTCTCATGCCAGCTCCTATAATACAAATGGATATAGCAGACTATGCCTGCCCAATCACAGGTAAGTGCATCTCTGGTAAGAGACAGCATTCGGAAAATCTTAAGGTTCATGGGTGCCGTGTGCTGGAAAAGGGAGAGACTAAAGAGTTTAAGCAGAATAAGAAATCTATTGAAGTTGCTGAGGATAGAGAGATTGAAGAGAGTGTGGCTCAGGAAGTTGCTAGCTGGGCTCCTGAGAAAAGGGCAAAGTTAGGTGAGGAAATGGAGCGGGGAGCTGACACCTCCTACAACCGTGATACATTAGAAGGAGATTAAACATGTCCGATTACAACGATGAAGAGAGCGAAGAAGTAGATCAGGATTTCATAGACAGTGCCGTGGAGGAAATAGCCGAAGGGCTTGGGTTTTTGGACGACGACAGCGATGATGGAGATGAAGATGGTAAGGAAGCTGGTGAACCAAAAACTAAAACGTCTGACGACGATGCTGACGACAATAAAGATAGACAGTCCACAAAGGCTAAGGATGCTGAAGAAGATAAGGAAGCATCAAAAGACAAAAAGGACGTGGAGGAAGGAAGCGGAGATAAAAAGGAAGCAGACGAATCAGGAGAATCTGAGACTAAAGAGAAAGAGACTGTACCGAGTGTAGACCCAGCTCCTACTACCTGGCGTCCAGAGGCTGCTAAGGAATGGGCAGATCTTTCTCCTACTATTAAAGCTGAAATCAAGAAGCGTGAAGAGGATATGTTCAAGGGCATGGAAGGTTATAAAAATAATGCCAATATTGGATTTGCGCTGAAAGATGTCGTTAAACCTCATGCGGAAGCTTTGCGTGCTGAGGGTATTGAACCAATGTTTCTTATCAAGAATTTGCTCAACGCCCATGTCGTGCTTAGTAATAAAGCTGATCCTGCTCAGAAGACACAAATCTTCCATGAATTAGCTAGGCAGTACAATGTAGAGCTTGATCCTGATAAACAGCCATATATTGACCCCGAAGTACAGAGCTTGAAGAAAATTGTTGCGGAAACAAACAGCAGAATTAATACTATGACCAATGAGAAGGAAGAGCAATCTCGATCCAAGTTAAAGTTGGAGATTGATACTTTCGCTGCAGATCCCAAAAATATCTATTTTGACCAGTTGACTCCTGACATAGCTCAACTCATATCAGCAGGTATTGAAACAGACCTTGGGAAAGCTTATGAAAGAGCAATGTATGCTAACCCCGTCACCAGAGAGCTTGAAATTTCACGCCAGACAGCGGAGAAACTGGAGAGCACGAAGAAGGCAGACGCGGCCAAGGCAGCAGAAGCTGAAAAAGCTACAGCGGCAAATGTTAAAAGTTCCCAGAGTTCAGGAAGCGGAACGGCTCCTTTAGGAACTATAGATGAAACGCTTGAAGAAACCTACAAGGCTATTCAAGCAAGAGGTTAAAAACATTCATTTTTATAGGAGCACAACATGGCAAGTCCACATGCTACATTTACTGAGCTCGTTGCTACCACCTTCCGGAAGCACAGGAAGAAGATTAACGATGCACTTTCAAACAGGAACGTGTTGCATAGTCGTCTCAACGGTAAAGGACATCTTAAGACAGAAGATGGTGGCCTTTCAATCGTGGAGCCTCTTGACTATGCAGAGAATTCAACCTATCAAAGATATTCAGGTTATGATACACTGAACATTGGTGCATCTGATGTTATCAGTGCTGCTGAATATCCATGGCGTCAAGTTGCGATTAACGTCGTTTCTTCCGGTCTCGAGCTTCGTACTAACTCTGGTGGATCAAAAATCATCTCTTTAGCTAAGGCCAAGATGAAGAACGCCACCCGTACCTTCAAGAATAACTTTTCCAATGATATGTATTCTGCTGGTACCTTGACCAATCAGATTGCTGGCCTACAGGCTCTCGTATCTGATCTCGGAACTGGAACAGTTGGTGGAATCAACTCCACAACCTGGGCTTTCTGGAAGTCAATTCTTCAGTCAGCAGCTGCTCCTCTTCAGGGTGGTGCTGCTATTACTCCAGGCCCAACCACCATGGAAAGCTTGATGCTTCCTCTTTGGATGGCCTTGACTCGTGGTAATGATACTCCAGATCTTATCATCTCTTCCGATGAGTACTTTGCCTTTTATGAGACTCAGCAGGTTTCTTACAAACGTTATACCACTTCAGATACCGCCAAAGGTGGTTTCATTTCTCTGAAGTACAAGACTGCCGATGTAGTATTTGATGGTGGTTCTGGTATACCTGCGGCTCATATGTACTTTTTAAACACTGACTACCTTTACCTTGTAGCTCATAAGGCAGCCAATATGACCGTAATGGACACCATGCGAGCAGCTAACATGGATGCGGCTGTAATTCCAATCTTGTGGCAGGGCAATATGGCCGTCAGTAATCGCATGTTCCAGGGCCTGATTAAAGCCTAGGTTATCTGCGCAAGTTACTAATTCATAATCTACGCAAAATAGGAGTTACCTTATGTCTTTTATAATCAGGAACCCAATAATTGGGGCACAGCAGATTGATGAAACATCAACTGTTAAGAATCATCCACTCGGCACCAAGGTCAGGGCAGTTGATCCTACCTATGGTGAAGGCGAATTTATCTATCTCTTGGGCGTTGCTAGTACAGCAATTGGCTCTTGGACAACCATTCTCGAAGATGGTTTTACTACTGCACTTACGGTGGCTAATGCAATTGGTCAAGTTGCTACAGCTATGTCTGCAAATGTTGCAAGTCAGTATGGTTGGTATCAAATTGATGGTAAAGCCGTTGGTGCTGTTAAGGCGGGCTTTGCTGACAATGCTGCATGTTATTTGACCTCTACACCAGGTTCACTTGATGATGCAGTTGTTGCTGGTGATCGTGTTATGAAATGTAAAGGTGCTTCTGCTATTAATACTCCAAGTACTGGTTTGGCAGAGTTTGAGATCAATTATCCTTACGTTTCCGATATCGCAGACTAATTCCGCTTGGGAGCGGGAAGCCGCCGTGTACAGGGCAATCCGACAAGGTGCGGCAAGGGGAGGATTGGGCATAAGTCCTTTCCTCCCTTTTTCACTTTTAATCTAATTTGGAGAAAAGCTATGACAATGATGGAAGAGCGACCCCCTTACGTGACTTTTAAAATCTTGCCTGTTGAGGATAGAGAACTGAGCATTGAAAAAGGTTCTATGCGAATGAAGGATGTTCATGTTGCTTGTATAACTCCTCAAGGCTCTAAGGATGAGACTATCCAAGTCGTTACTGAATGGTTTGACATGCTGGGACAAGAAGTTATGAATGGCCGATTTCCCCAGCCGTGGTTGGACGGTTACAAAGCCAACTATGCAAGCTGGTCTAAGAACAATGAAATGGTCTTGGATGGTAGTTCTATTAAGAATTGGCCAGGTCTCTCACCGTCAATGCTTCCTGTTCTGGAAGAGGCTAATCTTTATACAATTGAAGACGTAGCTGGTATGAATGAACAAGCACTGGCTTTCGTTGGTATGGGTGCAAGAGAACTCAAACAACGGGCTATAGATTGGCTTTCAAGTGCTGAGAAGATAGGCAAGCCTTCGGAAGAGTTGGGTGCTATGCGGGCTGAGTTGAAGAACCTAGCCACTAACAACAAAGCACTTCAGAAGCAGGTTGAACAACTTCAAAAGGACTTGAAGACCGCTGAAGCGGAGTAAACTATGACACTGTTGGAAATTATACAACACTTCACAAGTCGTACAGGATTGGGAACTCCTCCTGCCGCTGCAAGTTCGGGCGACGATCAGGTGACTCAATATGTCGGCTTGTTGAATGAAATCTTGGACGACCTTGAGGAAAGGAAAGCTTTCACCTTAGTCAATGTACAGGTCCAACATACTCTTCTTGCTGCTGAATTGCAAGGAGTCATGACTACAATTGCACCTGGATATAAGAAGTTACTTCCAGAGACCATGAATAATATCACCACAGGTAGGAGTATACTTGGTCCAGCCAGTCCCAACATGTGGCAAGATGATGAAGCTGGATTGCGTACTATGGCCCACACCTGGTTCAGATTATTGGGTGGAAACCTTTATTTGAAACCTGCTCCTACAGCTGGTGAGATACTGCAATTTGAATATCAAACGGATCGAGCAGTTATTGATTCTACAGGCACTACATCGGTGTCCAAAAAATATTTCACAAAAGATACTGACACTAGTATCTATCCTGATAAGATCTTAATAGCTGGTCTACGTTACGTTTGGAAAGCTGAAAAAGGTTTACGATACGCAGAGCAGTTTCGTGCTTATGAGACTGCCGTAGCTAACCTAAGTTCTACTGATGGTGGACCTGAGAGGCTGGACATGGCTGGGGATGGTAAGGAAGTTCATACTGGTATTAGTATTCCAGAATCCAGCTGGGGTGGATTATCATGAGACAACCTGCTCAAGAAAGCTTTAAGAATAGCTCAAAAAGGAAAACTTTTGCTCCTCCCACTAGAGGCTGGAATGCGAGAGACACCCTAGTAGCTATGAAGCCAACCGATGCTATTATATTGGATAACTGGTGGCCACAACTGACCAATCTTATTGTAAGGAATGGGTTCACATCTTGGGCTACTGTCACTGAGTCGAACCCAATTAAACATAATATAAGGTCATTAATGACCTACCAAACCGCTTCAGGGGTGGGTAAATTGTTTGCTGGCAATTCTGATGGTATATATGATGTTACTGTGGCAGGAGCAAAGACAGTAGCTCATACAGCTACCAATGGTGAGTGGAAGTCACTTAACATGACGACTTCTGGTGGCAGTTTTCTTTGGGCTTGTAATGGCGTTGATGATCCAGTTTTATATGATAATTCTACTTGGGTTGACTTAGATGCAACCTCAACTCCAGCTTTGACTGGTATAACCTCTACAGATGTTGTTAATGTCTCAATCTTTAAGAATAGGATCATATTGACTGAGAAGAATTCTCTGTCTTTTTGGTATTTACCACTTGATTCTGTTGCCGGAGCAGCCGTTGAATTTCCTTTAGGAAGTTTGTTTAATGAAGGTGGTTACTTAATGGCTACGTTTACTTGGACTCTTGATGCTGGTGAAGGGGCTGACGATTACTTTGTAGCAGTTACCTCTCAAGGAGAAGTTGCAGTCTATAAAGGGACCGATCCTTCCTCAGCTACCTCTTTTGCTCTTGTGGGGATTTATCTACTTGGGAAGCCACTAGGTAGAAAATGTTTTCAGAAGGTAGGTGGAGATGTATATCTATTGACAGTTAATGGATTATTTCCTCTTTCAAAATCTTTAATTGCTGGTAACATTAACAGAGCAACAGCAGTTTCAGATAGGATTTTGCATGCTTGGAATCAATATGCTTTAGACCATAAGGAGTTATTTGGCTGGCAAGCTACACTTTTTACTGAAGCTAACATGCTCCTTGTAAACGTTCCCATTAAGTATGATGATGTACTGAAAAAGACCTATTCTTACCAATTTGCGATGAACACTCTAACAGGAGCCTGGGCTAGGTTCTCTGGTCAGAATGCAGACTGTTGGGCAACATTTGACGGTAATCTGTATTTCGCTTCGGAAGCGGGTGTGTTCAAGGCATGGTATGGTAATCAGGATGGTACAAATGTTATTGATGTAAACTGTAAAATGGCTTTTATCAACCCACTTAATACAGCTCTCCAGCAAATCAATATGGTGAGATTTAGCTTTGAAACCGATTCAAGCTTTGATGTTCAACTTGGTATTGATACTGACTATGAAAATTCTACAATATCTGGATCAAGCTCATCTTTTCCTGTCTACAATGATAAGTGGGATACTGCCGTCTGGGATACTGCTAAGTGGGCTGGTGTTGTGCTATTGAATGTCTGGAAAACAGTGTTCCACAAGCCAGGAAACACTTTATCTTTGAGGTTGAGGTTTTCAACAAAGAATGTTACTATTAGGTGGAATGCTGTAGATATGATTGTAGAGAAGTTAAATTCATTGTTTTAGCTGTTAAACCTTATAGGCCCCTTAGAACCCTCCTCGACAGGAGTTTGAAGTCTTCTGTCTTGGGGGGTTTTTTGCTTGGAGACCAGTATGCTGAGGATTGACGATCAAGATATGATGGGTGAGTGGCTATGGCAGAGAGCCTTGATTTCAGGTGATAAGCCTAATGCTATTTATGTAGGTAATATGCTGAAAGGTAAGTTGGTTGGTGTTGTAGGTTTTAGTAAATTTAATATGGGTAAGGGAACTATCTTCATCAATCTAGCAGGTGAAGTCGGAACATACTGGTTGACTAGAGATTTCCTTTGGTATATGTTTGCCTATCCTTTTATACAGTTGAAGTGCAAAACAATGTATGCAACTATTGAGATTGTTAATGAGAAGAGCTTGCATCTAGCCGATAGATTCGGGTTCGAGAAGATAAATGAATTTGATATAGATGGAAGGCTTATGTATTTCTTACGTATGCAGAAAGAAGACTGTAGGTTCTTGACTCCCCCTAAGGAGGTTAAGTTATGGGTGGCATAGGTGATTTTGTAGGTGGTATACTTGGTGGAAATGATGCTCCTGACCCGCCTGATCCATATAAAACAGCTGCTGCTCAAGGGGAGCTGAATGAAGATTCTACTAGATTAGAGACTACCTTAAATAGGTATAATCAATCTACCCCTTATGGAAGCTTGACTTGGTCACAAGGTGCGCTGACAGACTCAGAAGGTAATCAACAATTTGATAATCTTGGCAACCCAAGGGGTAATGATAAGTGGACCTCTACTGTCAGCCTAGACCCTATAGATCAACAGATACTTGACGCAAACAGAGATGTTAGCTTGGGTATGGCTGATGCTACTGGAGATGCTCTAGGAAGTATCAGAAACGAGTTTGCTGGAGGTATAAACAGGCCAGAGGGTTCGGGTCCTGATCTGCAGGGGAATAGAGACTTGTACGAGAATCGTTTACACGATCCAAGCGCACTGGTTGACCCTTCTATGCAGACTGCTCTGATGGGCTCGGATGCCTTTGGTAATGCTTTAGGGACAGCTGGTCAGACGAATCAAACTGCTTTCAACTATAATGGTGTTCCTGGTATGCCAGGGTCTGATCAACAGACTCGTCAAAGTGTTGAAGATGCGATGTATGGTCGGATGACTAGTAGGCTTGATCCTCGTTTTGATACAGCCCAGAAACAGCAAGAATCACAGTTATTGAATCAGGGCATTACTCGTGGAAGTGAAGCGTGGGCTACAGCGGCTGATGAATTTGGTAGAACTAAAAATGATGCCTATGAAAACGCCTCAATGGCTTCAATTCTTGAGGGTGGCAATGAGATGCAAAGGGATTTCGATATGGGCATGGACTCTCGCCAACAAGGTGTTAATGAGGCAGATAGTCTAAGAAATCGTATTTTTGATGAAGCTACCTCCCTTGGTAGTATGTCTGGTTTAGGTAGTGGTCAAGTTGGTAATTCTCTTAATGCTCAAACTAATTATAATGCTAACGCACTTAATCTCGGTGATCAACGTACACAATCTGAGTGGGGAAATCGGAGTGCAGGCCTTGGTGAGCAGTATGATTATCGTAATCAATTGCTGAACTCTATGAATAGTCTGAGAACCGGATCACAGGTACAAAATCCTCAATTCTCTGGTCAGAATGTATCAGCTAATACTCAACCAGCCGATCTTATGGGTGCTATTAACAATAGTTATCAGGGTGAGCTAGCTGGCTACAATGCAGGTGTCAATTCTGATAATAGCATGCTGGGTGGGTTATTTCAACTCGGTACAGCTTCTATACTTGCTTAGGAGGTTAGCATGGTTGATCAAGCTCAAATGTTCGGCGCTCTTTATCCTCCTAATGGGTTGCAAGATCCAGAGGCTCGGAAACTGGAGCGTAGACAGCAACTTTTAAATATGATGCAGAAACAGGCAATGTCCCCTATGGTTAGTCCTGAGGCTGGTCGGTCTGGTAGATATCAAGTAGCTGCTCGGACTAATCCCTTTCAAGGAGCAGCCAAGTTGATGGAAGCCTACATGACGAATAAGAGTTCAGA